CTTTGGTATCTTCATACTTCTGTTTTGCAGCAAGCATCTTTTTCTTATATACAGTTCTTTCTGTGTATATCTTCTCCATAATTTCTGGTAAGAAACCACGGATGTCAGTACGATACATTGCACCATTGGCACACACAGCACTATCCTTATGAAGTTGAAAGTCTATCTCTTCTTTAAGTATTCTATCAACCGTAGCTGTTGGATGTCGTTCATCCTTGAGGGTTTCGGGAGAGATATTATATTGCATAATAAGATGAGGATACAGACTGTTAAGGTCAAACGAAACCACCCAATCATACTTTCCTGGCTTCGGTTCCTTGACATAAGCTCCTGCGTACTTTTGTGATTTTGATGTTCTTTTCTTTGGTGGAATAACAATATTTCTTTTCTTAAGATAGTTGTAAATGATGGTATCCCACATTCGCACTTGATAGTGAATATCAATGAAATTAACTTTAGCATCAAATGCCATTGTAATGGCAAGTTCAATCAACTTTAACTTATCCTCAAGTCGATCAACAAGTTGAACGTCCTTGATATTATATCGAACAAACTTATCCCAATCTTTTGTATAGAACTCACGGAAAGTGTCATACTCATTGTGATCAAGTTTCTTCTCACCTAATTCATAGTTAGCAATATAATCCAATCGATATGATTCTTGGTTTGTATATGTAAATCTTTTATATAAATCCAGATAATCAAGTTGAGTTACACCGCCAATATCATAGGTGATGTTTTTACGACCACTAATATAAACTTCGTCTTGAGATACAAGACCCCAAGGCGAAAGATCTTTCATAGACTTCTCACCAAGAATACGATTGATACGACCAGCAAGATAAGGAATATCATACATCTGAGAGTTCCAACCAGTAATGACCTCTGGTAGATTTTTTCTCCAATATGATATAAATGAAGTCAGTAAGATAGTCTCGTTCTGACAATAGATATAATTTACATTTGGATCTTTATTTACAAAAGGTCTTGAACCAAAAGTTGTAATCTTTTTAGTTGCATAATCTTGCAAACTAATCAACAACATCTCCTCTGCAACATTCTCAACATCAGGGAAACCACCTTCTGCAGCAACCTCGATGTCAATCGTTACAAGTTTAATTTTTTTGATATCGAACTGTATATGATCCTGTGGATATTTTTCTGAAATATATTGATAAACATATCGATCATTACCATATATTTTGAAGTTCTCAACTTCATCATACTTCTTATAAAACTCACGACAATCCCTTACAAAGCCAGGTTGAATTGGTTCGACAGAATCACCTTCTAAAGTTTTGTATTTTGTTTTTCTTTTAGATGGAACAAATAAAGTTGGTTTCCATTCCTCTCGATGTGTGATATGTTTTCCATTCTCATATCCACGAATCAAAAACTGATTGCCTATGAGTTGAATATTGGTATAGAATTTCACGAAGTCTCTTTAGAATACTGATCAAAAATAAGAGGACTAGGAGTGACAAGAGTAATAATCTTATCAGAATTAATCATTACCTCATTTTGTTCAGTATAGTCACTCATCCATTTTTGTAAAGAACCATCCACAATTTTGTATGGTTTTGTTAATTTGCAATTTGGATCTCCAAACTCTGCAGCAACCTCTTCAATTTGAGAAACTACTATCTCCTGATTAGATAACAACAGGACTTTGATCACTTTCTCCTCGTCCATTTACTCTCTCCTGATACTGTTTTTTTAATTTATCAATTGGTTCAACGATGGTGACTACCCAATCAGCTGAACAAGGTACTCTGGTATCTTTTGCTAAAGGCATCCAAGGATAAAAAGTTACATCAATTGTTGATGAATACTGTGTCATTGATCCCTCCTCATTTAAAATAGTGGGTTCATCTGATTCAAATATTTTAACAATCAAAGGATCGTCAAAATAATATCCAACTACCTCTTCATTAGATTTAATCTCTTTCACATCAGCGACGAGATCTTCACCTGACTTGAGCATTACTAATTTAATAGACATTTAATACTTCCTTTGTTTATATTATAAAAGACCACTCAACAAAAGTCAAGTGGTCTTATTTCTATAAAAAATTTATTTATAGGTAATCTTTTCGTGTGTGATGTTCTGGAACAACTTTACCTAATTTAACGGTAAGAAGACCATCTTCTAATGATACATCCCTAACTTCATAATCATCTGCGAGTGTCCATGCTCTGTTGAAAGATCTTTGAGCTAATCCCTGATGATAGTATTCAGAATCTGTTTCCTTATCTTTTTTCTTTCCTTCAACGAATAGTTTTCCGTATTCCGTATAAACCTTAACTTCATCCTTTTTAAATCCAGCAAGTGCAATCTCTAAACGAGACTCAGTATTATTAACTTGTATAAGATTATAAGGTGGATAGTTTGTTATAGTCTCAGTAAAAAACTTATCGAAATAAGTATCCATACCGATACTGTTTTTTGTGATGCGATCCATTAAATCTCCAAGATCGGCAGCACGATACCTTTGTAAGTTCATAGTTCTCCTTAAGTAAGCGAGTGTAAATTTTGTCCCTTATGGCGACACTACTAATTATAACAGAAGACAAAAAAATAGGGGTGATGATACCCCTAATTTTATTTCGGATTTCCTCCTAGTCCAGTAACACTCTACAATGGGAGATACAAGTTTTGTCTCTTGTATCACACTCTGAGATACATTCAAAGTAGTCATCAATTGAATCGCCGTAAGATGTTTCTCTTTCGACATTGAACCAAGGTCTCATACTGTTATATGAGATTAAATTATGATGCTGCATAGATTGTCCTCAAATGAACACATAACTATTTAAACATTTTTTTTAAACAGTTGCAATTCTTCATTAAGATTTAATAATGTCTTCCAATTTGAACAAAGATATAAATTCAAGTTCATTGTTTTTCCATACCTTATGACTTTCCATTCTATCAACGATAGTCACCACACGATTCACAACATACCCTGCATCACGCAATACATTAACAGCCTTGATTGCACTACTGCCAGTGGTGGTCACATCCTCTAGAACGGTGACAATAGAACCTTTAGGTGGTTTGTTACCCTCTATAACTTCTTTTGTGCCATGACCCTTTGGATTTCTCCTTACAATAAGTGCATCAAGATGTCGATGACCTGAGTAGTATGCTCTCTGTGCAACACCACACACTAATGGATCTGCACCCAAAGTAAGACCACCAACTGCTATCGCACCATCTTCAACTTCTTTTATCATTAAATGTGATAACAATGCGTTACCCTCACATGATAGTGTCACAGGTTTGCAGTTGATATAATGTTCAGTTTCTTTACCAGATGATAAAGTAAATTGACCATGTTTGTATGCTCTGTCTTTCAAGAGATGAAGCAAGGTCTTCTTATGTAATTTGTCAGTCATTCAATAATTCCTGTTTGTCACTTTCTTCATTTAAATTTTTCTTTGAATCTTTGTCATTCTTATAGTCGCCTACAACTTCTCTTAGTAAGTTATCAACGTCTTTTCTTAAATCAGACATTACTCCTCCTCTGGTTTTTTTCTTTTACCAATATTATACTTGGTTTCTAGATTCCAGTCACCCTTCTCTTTATAAGAAATGACTTTAATCTGATTAAGTGGAGCAATATCATTCACTTTATCAGTTGAAACAACACTTACCAATCCCCAATCTAAAAGCAACTGGATAATACGATTTCTTCTTTGTACATCATTCACAGTAATATTAGCTCTCTTACCGTCTAATGCAAACAGTTCTTTAAAATGAACTATGTAATATCTGCCTTGTTTATGAAGAATGTGACAAGACTGATATAATTTTTTTTCTTTTCTTGAGGCAACACCAATACGAGTGAGTGTTTCTCTTACTTTAAGAAAATCATCAGGTTCATTCAGAGTGATCTCAATCATTTGATCTGGCGACCAAGTGATTTGAGGCTCAACAATTGAGTTCATTTTTTCCCTCCAGTTTCAAGTCGGTCTCGTATAAACGAGAATTGTTCTCTAGTCAAAATGTTTAAAACTTGTTTCGCTTTTTCGTTACTATAACCATAGTACTTTTTAACAAGTTCAAGGTTTTCAATTTGATCCTTGCGAAGCCAAGGAGAAAATCTTTTCCTTTTTCTGAGACTATTTAGGAAAAAGTCATACTGTAACTTCTTTGCAAGATTAGGATGTTTGTTCATTTCATTTGCAAACATCACA